CTGAAGTTCCTGAAGAACCACTTGTTCCTGAGCTACCGTCTGTACCTGAAGTTCCTGAAGAACCTGAACTTCCTGAAGAACCTGATGTTCCTGAAGAACCAGAAGTCCCTGAAGAACCATCTGTTCCAGAAGAACCTGATGTTCCTGAACTACCATCTGTTCCAGAAGAACCTGATGTTCCTGAGGAACCACTTGAACCAGAAGTCCCTGAACTACCATCTGTACCTGAAGAGCCAGATGTTCCAGAAGAACCTGATGTTCCTGAAGAACCTGATGTTCCTGAACTACCATCTGTTCCAGAAGAACCTGAAGTTCCTGAAGAACCTGAACTACCCGATGTTCCTGAAGAACCTGATGTTCCTGAAGAACCACTTGAACCAGAAGTCCCTGAACTACCATCTGTACCTGAAGAGCCAGATGTTCCTGAAGAACCTGAAGTTCCTGATGAACCATCTGTTCCAGAAGAACCTGATGTTCCTGAAGAACCTGAACTACCCGATGTTCCTGAAGAGCCAGAAGTTCCTGAAGAGCCTGAAGTTCCTGAGCTACCATCGGTTCCGCTTGAACCTGATGTGCCAGAAGAACCATCTGTTCCAGAAGAGCCTGAAGAACCTGATGTTCCTGAAGAACCATCTGTTCCACTCGAGCCAGAAGTTCCGCTTGAGCCCGATGTTCCTGAACTACCATCCGTTCCACTTGAACCTGATGTGCCAGAAGAACCATCTGTACCTGAGCTACCACTTGTTCCTGAAGAACCATCCGTTCCACTTGAACCTGATGTGCCAGAAGAACCATCTGTTCCTGAAGAACCAGAAGTTCCTGATGAACCGTCCGTTCCACTTGAACCAGATGTGCCAGAAGAGCCATCTGTTCCTGAAGAACCTGAAGTTCCTGAGCTACCATCCGTTCCACTTGAACCTGATGTGCCAGAAGAACCATCTGTTCCTGAAGAACCAGAAGTTCCTGAGCTACCATCCGTTCCACTTGAACCTGATGTGCCAGAAGAACCATCTGTTCCTGAAGAACCAGAAGTTCCTGATGAACCGTCCGTTCCACTTGAACCAGATGTGCCAGAAGAGCCATCTGTTCCTGAAGAACCAGAAGTTCCTGATGAACCGTCCGTTCCACTTGAGCCAGAAGTTCCTGATGAACCGTCCGTTCCACTTGAACCTGAAGTTCCTGAACTACCATCCGTTCCACTTGAGCCTGATGTTCCTGATGAACCATCCGTTCCTGAAGAACCAGATGTCCCTGAAGAACCAGAAGTTCCGCTTGAACCATCAGTTCCTGAAGAACCTGATGTTCCTGAAGAACCATCTGTACCTGAGCTACCACTTGTTCCTGAAGAACCATCTGTTCCACTAGAACCTGAAGTTCCTGAAGAACCATCCGCACCTGAGCTACCACTTGTTCCTGAAGAACCATCTGTTCCTGAGCTACCACTTGTTCCTGAAGAACCATCCGCACCTGAGCTACCACTTGTTCCTGAAGAACCATCCGCACCTGAGCTACCACTTGTTCCTGAAGAACCATCTGTTCCACTAGAACCTGAAGTTCCTGAAGAACCATCTGCACCTGAGCTACCACTTGTTCCTGAAGAACCATCTGTTCCTGAGCTACCACTTGTTCCTGAAGAACCATCTGTTCCACTAGAACCTGAAGTTCCTGAAGAACCATCTGTACCTGAGCTACCACTTGTTCCTGAAGAACCATCTGTTCCACTAGAACCTGAAGTTCCTGATGAACCATCCGCACCTGAGCTACCACTTGTTCCTGAAGTGCCCCCTGTGATGCTAGCGGTCAAGGCAGAAAACGCAATTTGCCCCGAGGTACCTGATGTTCCCCCAGTATAGTCTGTTACTACATATAATACATCAGCGGGGGCGGCTGATAATACTATCGGTAAGTCCGTTATTCTTGTTGTTGCCATAACCTATAAATATTTTATATTTTCTATTTGTTTTTTTTATTTTTTAACAGTTTGAACACATTGAACCAATTACGAATCCGTCTGTTCCTATTTGCCACATTTCACAACCTCCGATGTCATTCGTGTACCACAAATCATTACCGTTGAATGGAGTTGTCAGTGAATTATCAGTGTAAAAACTTACGGCTGTAGACCAATTAGGTGATGCGGAAAATAAAGTTTGCGTCAGAGAATAAGTTCCTGTTGCACATGAACTGTCACCCGATGAAACCACGTAACTAGTATAATCCTGTTGAAGAATAAACTGAGTTCCATCTTGAGCAATTATTTCGTCTCCATCTTGAGTTATGATTGCAATTTCAAAAACTGATATTGTTGGAGTTGGAGTTGGTGTTGTGGTTGGAGTAGCTGTTTGTGTAGGAGTTTCGGTTTGAGTCGGAGTTTGCGTCGTTGTTGAAGTTGGAGTTTCGGTCGGAGTTTCGGTCGGAGTTTCAGATGGTGTATATGTTGGTGTATTTGTTGGTGTGCTTGTAAATGTTGGAGTAGGTGTTGGTGTTTCACAAGCCGTTGATGTAATAGAAGGTGTAGGTGTGAATGTTGGTGTTTGGGATGGTGTAGAAGTTTGGGTTGGTGTTATTCCTGGGGTTGGAGTAATACTTGGTGTTGGAGTTGGAGTCGGTGTAATACAAGGACCCAATTGCACAACAACTCCGTTTATCATTTGAGTTTTTGTTTGTGCAGAATACACTGGTGTTGAACCTGTTGTATCTACGTAAACATCGAATGGACCTAATGCATTTGTATTCGGAGTAATCCGTACAATATAGTTATTACAGGTATCCGCCGAGATTTGTTGTTCTATTAAATTATCACAACCTGGCGCAGTATTGACGACTATGACGGACTGAAGCGGCATTAATTTTTTCTAATAAATACCAATCCGAATTCTTTTTCCATAAATAAATGGAAAAATTTTCAATTAACTTTACATCATCGTGATTTAATCGGATTCCGTTGAGTAAATGTCAAATACACACGAAGTCTCTTGGAGAGAAATATTCAAAATACAATCAACTAAATCTACTGTAATATTGAATGCGCAACCAAAAACACAATCCAATATTTTGAAAATTGAACAACCTGTAGCATCTACCAAAGTTAGCATGATTTGTGGGGCGGTTTGAAAAATTGCAGGTATTGTGGAGTTATAATTCACAGTTGGTGGAACGGTTGAATTGATTGTACCAAGCAATGTTTGATAATTACCATAAACATCGGAAATAAAAACACTAACGGGAGTTGTTGCGTTAGTAATTGAATCAATTCTTACCTGTACCATATTAACAACTTATATCGTATTCGATAGCAATATCGAAGTTTATGATTTGATTATCCAAAAATGTGTTTCCCGCATTTTTTTGTATAGTTATCTGATTATTTATTGTATCTACTATAACATTCGATACACCAGGTACTGATTGTAATAAAGAAGTTATTGAATCTATCCAAACATTGTCGGAGGGAACATCAACAAGAGTTTTCGAATTGTAAAAAGAGGTTGATGCACTAAGTCCCACAGGTTCCACGTTTACAATTGCAAAAAATTCAGCAGAATTTAACATACAATTTGGATTTCCATCTGTCAAATCGACAAAACCATCGTTTAACATTTGAAGTAATCCTAAATTTACCTCAGTTGTGATTGTCAAATCTTGGTCGCCGACCAAAAATTCATAATAACCATTCTTTTGTCCTAAACAAGAAATTTCAGTGGATTGTGAATAATAACATCCCAAGGAATCAGTTATGGTTAAACTATATGTTCCTCCCGTCAATCCACTTACGGTTATAGATTGTGGATTTCCGAATACATTATCCGACCAATTGAAAATGAATGGAGGTGAGCCCGAAGATATAAATGCGGTAATTAAACCATCAGAACCATTTCCACAACTTTCATTATAAAGATTAAATTGAAGGGGACTTGATTGTGAAATAAAGACTGTGGCTCCTTTTGTACAACCACTTGAATCAACCACCGAAACAAAATGATTTCCTGAAGAAAGATTTGTAACTGTTACCGCGGACTGTGAAGTTTCCAAATCAACAGCAACCCCATCAACAAAGTAATTGAAAGGTTCCGTTCCACCCGTAGTTTTGAATATTTCAATCGCACCATTATTTTCGCCACAGGTGGTTCCCGTAGAGGATATATACACATCAAAAAGGTCATTTGCAATTATATATACATCTTGTGAATATACACAAGAACTATCATCAGTTACCACTACTGTATAATCACCAGTCACTAGACCATAAAATGTATAAATTGGAGAATTTTGAGTTATAGTTTCCGAACTACTATCAGGTTTTATAAGTGTATAGGTGAAAGGAGGAAGTCCTTGGAACAATGAAATTTGTATACTTCCATCCGAACTCGAGCAATTTGAATTTGTTGTTGTTATTGTGACAGAACCTATAGATTGTGGAGAACTTATAGAAGTTCCCTCAGCTATTGTACACAAACCCGCATCAGTGACTTGAAATTGATATGAACCAGATGGAATATTATATATAGTATAATCCTGTTGATAAGAAATTGCAACATCTCCTGTGGAAGCGGAATAATAATACGGTGCGGTCCCTCCTGTTATATAAATTGTCAATGAACCATCTGAACTAAAACACGTTGGGGTTACTGCACTGAAATATCCAAAACCTAATGGGTCTACCTCACCAACATAAACACTTTCAGATTTTTTACAATTGTTGGCATCAGTTACTTCTAACGAATATACTCCTGAAGTCAATCCTGTAATTGTTGTACCTGTACCACCATTACTCCAAACATATTGGAAAGGAGCTGTCCCTGTAACCCCTGTAACATACAACTTACCGATAGGATTTGATGTGCTAGAACAATATGAGTTAGGAACAACATAAAAACCAAAATCAACAGGGTTGGAACTCTCAATTATAAAATCAGAAGTCCTTCCCGAACAACCCCCAAAATCTAAAACCTCAATACTATATGTTGAAGCTGATAACCCCTCAAACACTGCGAGGTCTCCATCAGTTGTAACTGTTTGTAGGACACTGTAAGATTCATCAAGTAAATAATAAATTGTAGATGAATAATCCGAGGTAGAAGTTGCTGAAACCGAGCCATTATTATTGTTACAAGTTGTTGGAAAAATAGAAACTATTGAAGCTGTCACACCACTCGATACAGGTATATTTACCGTGAATGAATCGTTTACTGGTAAAGTGCTGTCATTCATTCTTACCGCATAATTTCCATAACCCAAATTTGTCCTTATCGAGGGACCAAGTGTTAGATATTCAATTGGTGGTAAAACGGGGTCAATCCATTCTATTGTATATGGAGGAGTACCTCCGAAAGGGGTGATACTTATAGCACCTGACGAAGTGTGAGAACAATCTCCGGTTACTGCTATTGTATAATTGAATGTTGCCACTAACTACAATTTATTGTCAGGTTTATACCTACGTTCAAATAAAGCGTTTGATTTACAAACGCAGGTGTCGATGTTGTATTAAATACTGTTAGAGTATTACCATTTAAAGTAAAGTTATATCCGTAATTATTCATTTGAGGTAAATACAAAACGAGTGCTTGTCTCCATTCCAAATTTGATGGATAACCATTGGAACCGTACCCAGTATAGAACATTTCATTCACGATTGTTTGGTTCCCTATTTTCAAATCTACATACCATTCGGAAACTAAAGTGTCAAGAACACATTCGTTCAGGGAAATTTCTTGTTCAGCCAACACGGAATTTAATGATGATAACAATATACTACTGAAATTAGATACTGTTGGGTTTCCATTCAACCAAGGATAAATAAAAATACTTACATATTGTTGTGATACAGTCCCATTGAAAATACCAGAGGTAATCCTACAAGGGTCTTTAACTTTCGGAAGAATTAAACAACCTCTTTGTCTCCTATAAACTAATTTTTGTCTATGGAGAATTGAGTTTTCTAATTTAATCCCTCCGTTCCATATTGTAGTGGCTGGAACCATCTGTTCTACTAACTTCATCCAAAATGGACCCAAACCATCCACATAATCAATCAATTTTTGATATGTGTAATCGTAATTCGGAAAACCAGTCTGTTGTTCCGAAAGAATATATTTCCACCACAAAGATTGTAAATTAGGATATCCACCCGTTTTACCGTCCGTTATAAATTGTCTGTTCCTTGTGTTTATCATATTTTGCCAAAAAGTCTGAGCAAACTCAAAGAAGGTTTTTTTCTTAGGTTCTGGATTTACAAAAGTCCAATCTAATCCACCAGGACTTGGATATCCTACAGTCAAACCTGATTCGGGTATTGGATAATCATATTGTACTGATTCTCTCCAAACATCGAAAAGTAACCCTTGTGCAGGATTCAAAAATATATCTACATTTTTAACATTTAGTACCAATTTTTCATTACCAACAAAATAGTATGAGTTAAAATTAGCATCCCTTGAAATTCTAAATAAATCGTCATCAGCTAACCATGATTTTTTATTGTCAACGACTCTTTCCAAAGAATATCCCAAAGTCATATATGGGAAATTTCTAAATCTATCTAAATATTGTTGACCGTATGTAAAAGGAGCAAGCTGCGTTTGTATATCAAAGTTTTGTCCTGTGAAAATTTGACCTGTATTTACTACTTCATCTGGACTTCTGTGGTCTGGTGTTGTCTCATACCATCCTGCACCCAATTGGAAGAAGTATGTCTCGGTGTTGACGGGAGCCTTTGGATAACCCTCATCATCAACGGGGTATTCTCCCCTGAAAACATTTACACTTTCAAAAGTTGATGTTGCGGTGAACGCACTGAAAACTTGTCCTTGAAATCTATAGGTAACATTTGATAGTGTAGGTAATTGGTTTGTGTAAGTTCCTCCCGATATAGACGCAAATTGAGACTCGAAATTCTCCATATTGATTCTTTGGTCCGCCAAATAAATGTGTTCATTGTATTCTATAAGTGAATCAGGTGCACCAATAAGTCTCAGTAAAAATTCAATTGATTTCCTTGTACCTTTTGATTTGAAAAGATAGGAGGCATTCAAAATTAAATTTCTATAAAAAGCGTAGTTTAATTCGGTTGGGGTAAGTGCTTTGGCATATCCAGGATAGTTAGGTTCGTTAGTATTTCCAAAAATAGATTGTAAAAAATCCTCATCAGTTATAGGTGAAAAGTTGGACGACCATCCTAAAGTTTGCGCTAGGTTTACCAAAAGTTGGGAAGGTATGTCATTACCTGGATTGTAGTTCACAGAATTCATGAACGCTAACGCATCAATAAATTGTTTAATTTGGTCAAAGCTTCTACCGTAGATTTGTAATATTTTTTCTACTTTTTGGCCAAGGGTATCAAATTCTTTGAATGCATCGGTCACTAAAAATCTTGAAATCAAATTAGTTTTATAAGAATCCAATTCTACTGCAATATCTTGTAATTGGGTTAGATAGTTGTCAAAATTTATACTTGCAATGTCCAAATTCCAACTTCCATTCTTTGGGAAGGTAACTTGAGTGTATTGTGTAAAAAATTGACCTGTGTTGTTTTGTTGTGGTAATTGAAAAAATGCGGTATATTCGGGTCTAGTAAAACGATTCATCAAGAATTGTTCTACCGTATCTAAACTTTCAGCAAAAACTTTGTCTACTATAAAATCATTTGGTCTTATCAAAAAATTATCATAAATTGTCGTTGCTGTAGTTCCAAAAGGGGCACCAGAAACGTAAAAAGATAAAGTTCCTGTTGTCAGTGAGGTTGAGGGTGTAAATGATACAACTTTGAAAATATCATCGTTTATATTCACACAATAATCTAAATAAGTTCTTGTTAGATTTCTAAGATATGATGTTGTAATTTCTCTCGCCGCGATGTTTGTGTCCGCACTAAAACTATAATCAATATCGAACGGATTTATAATTCTATCTAATGTCACATCAAAAGAAGTTTCATCTGCGATGGGGTCATAAACAATATTGATTGCAGTGGCTCCTGTGGTAAAATCCAAATTAGTGAAAACCACTTCTAAAGCAGCAGGAAAATAATTTATGATGTGAGTTACAGAAACTTCAAATCTCTTTGATAAAGACCCATATAAAGAAAAGTTCAATACTTGAGATACATCATAATTTGGGTAAACTCTAAATTGTGAGGCTTGTATTCTTCTTGACTCAAAAACATCCTCGATGTTCATGCTTTCAAGAGTCATTGGTTCAGAAAAAGCTCCTACATTAAACTTTCTATTTACTTTTTCTGTTACTCCCGCAGTAAAGTCAAAATTACCCAAAGTCAAACCACCTCCGTTGACAGTTTGTAAACCAACTATATTGTCAGAGAAGGTTCCTGAACCACTACCAGGAACAGGAGGATAAAAATATTTTTTTTCTTGTGCCATTATGTTGTTATCGTCGTGAAGTTTTTACTAAAATCAATGTTAGTACCTCTACTCTGTTTAACCTCATACAGTAAAGCATTAAATTCATTTCTAATCTCATACAGATTGTATTGTCTGTAGATATTATTTTCTGAATCATAGATAGTGTAGATACCATCGTCGATTGATTTAGTTTGGTTACCGTAAAGGGCAATTCCAAGACTTGAAATATCATACTCAACCATTTCGATTTCTATTGTAACCGGATTGAAATATGTATTTGAAATAATAATTCCTTGTGTCGGTTGGCCTATAAAAGGAGTCGCGTTGGGGTTATTTGTTGGTGATGATGAGGGTGATAATGTCAAAAACAATAGATTTGATGTTCCATCTACATATCTATATCTAATTGCTTTTTGATTGGAGTTTGTTTCATTAGTGACAACAGGTTCGCAGAAAAAACAAGATGTAACTACTCTAAAAAAATTAGGTATTTTAGAACCATCAGGATTTAGATATTCAATTCTAAATCCAACCAATCCCTGTGGGACAAATTTATTTTGATATTCTGCCGGCACATTCCCCAAATCCACTACTATTCCTTTAACGGTAGGTAAAGCACTCAAAACACCACAATCTGTTATAATGGTTCTAATTTGTGCAGGTCTGAGGTAAAGAGTATAAATCCCCAAAGCATTAAATTGTTGGGCGGGTAAACTCAAATTATATAAACCACCAAGCACTTCTACCCCAGCGTTACCACCTGTTTGAGTGTTATTAAAATAAGGTCTTAATATTGTTGGAGCATTTAGTTTTGTAAGTGTGAAATCATCTGTAACATCTCTTGATGGCGTGTAGACCATCAATATTTCTACGTCTTCAGGTGAAACATCACTAGGCCTTATTGTACCATATGAACCGATTGCCATAATTTAGTTTTTTTTATAAATAGTTATTTTTAACTTTTAGATGGCACTTGATTTCTCCTCCACATTGAAGAATCCGTAACCATAATTTATCATATCTCCTATGTTATCAACCTCTCCAAGTCTCTGAACCCTTTCGTATGCACTATTCTTACCTCTCTCCACAAAAACATCTGTTTGTATTTGAGGTTGGTCAACAGCCTTTATCAGTGTTTCATTTTTTGTAATAGGTTCTGCGGTCAAATTTTGATTTGTGAAACCTGATGAATCTTGAAAGAAATTGGTCGTACCATCTACATAATCATAATAGTTTATTCCTTGAATTGTATACCCTGTGTAGGTGGTTGCTGTTACAAAAATGTTCCCCCATATTTGGCCGTTTGCAATTACCGGTGTAAATAACTCATATTGACTCGGACCATATAGTTGTAGTTCCGTAAGTCTTGATTTAGAGACACCAGAGATTTGAAATGGTACCGTTAAATAATTGTTTGATGTTTGAGCGGCGACTGTGTTCACAGCATCACCTGAAAAAATGTAATTATAACTTATTGGTGTGTTAGCCCAACTACCTCCTTGTGGTATGAAAAAGGCAGTACCGTTTGGGTTGGGTGCAATTATGTTAGTAAATGGTGTGGAAATTTCTTTCTTCACCATGGTTTGTCCCCACGGATTCGTTTGTTTTAGAGTTATTGTATAATTTGCTGAAGCGGTTGGGTACGTATGAGATAAAAAATTAGGTGTAAAAGTACTAATAACTTGAAGGGGGCTTCCATCACCCCAATCAACAGTATAAACTGAAAGTTCTAAAAATTTTTGAAACTGATTAGAAGTGTTATAAACATAATAAACATAAGGTGAAGTTGTTGTAGACGAAAATATGAAATTAGCAACTACGTCTTTTTGAAGAACTGCACCATCAAAAGGTGTATAATATCCAACGTCAACCGCAGTTTGTGTAATCAAAATTGGTATTGTTAAACCAGTAAGTAAGGAACTACCATTCGGACCAGCACTCAACACCTGACTCATTCCTGAGTAGACTCCTACTTCAATACCTCGGTAATTTACTTCAAACAAATCTCCTTTGATATTTTCAGGCGATATGACTATATTATATAAGTCCGACATTATTATGGGTTTATAAATTCATACCAAACAATCGGATTGTTAGGTTGACCAAATCTTACATTGTTTGAATCAAAGATTCTATAAGTTTGGGTTGGATAATCAATTTTCATTATATAATAAAAATATCTTGTCGTATCGAAGGTGAATTGTGAATTCGGAAAAAAACTTTGTGGTTTATTCATCATTCTCAAGAAAAATCCTGTTCTAGCATCATAAAATTTGGCTGACATGTAAAAGGTTGATATGTCTAAGAAATTTCTTTTCTTCAACCAATAAACAAAGAAACCCTCTTTATCACCAACATAATCAAGCTTGAATTTTGGTTTTTTAATATCAACCGATGCTCTTGGTAATATTGCAGGTTGTTTTTCTCCTTGTTGTGTTGGGATTATCGCTGTGAGATAATTTATTTGTTTTTTCTCATCAGGAGTATCGTAGAAATCTAATTTGAAAAATGAGTTTGCGAATGCGTTTCTATAGTAATAAACGTCGGGTACGGTGAATCCTGCCGCTAAATAAGTGTTCACCCAATTGGTCACGTTATTCAATGATGTACCTGAATGAAAATTGAATTCATAGTTTATTTCGGTCTTCTGATTATAAGGTTGTCCCGTAAATGGAGCGTGAGCGAATCTTGACAACTCAAAATCTCTACCAACACCAATAACCTCTGTAATTATTTCCTCTTCATATAAATCAATACTTTGGTCTATCCCCAAATAATCCCACGACATTTCAATTGGAATTGTAAGTGATTCACTTGTCAAAGATGTATTTGGGATTTTATAATTAAGAACACTCATCAAATAATGGTTTAATCGGGAAGTTTATACCAAATAGATTATCATTGAAATTCACACCCTCAGGAATCAATCTGAAAACAATTGATGTAAAAGGATAGTGAGCACTGTTCAAAAAAGGATAGTCTACACCTCTACCTATGTTATCAAAAAAACCGTAATCATATATGTCTCTCCATCTAAATTGGCGGTCCGCACTTGAGTAATACGAATAACTTGGAACGTTATCAACAGAACCAATATTGGCAGTTTCTATGTAGTCAGAAAAAACTCTCAAACTCATTGAATGATGTGGTTGGTAATAATACCCTTCTCTTGTTGGTAAATGTGTAAACACATTCGGATTGAAATTTATTTTATGGTAAAGTGGAGAAACAACTCTTTCAAGCTGTTCATAGTTATTCCACTCACAAAAATCTCCATCAACTATATCACCCTTATTCAAATCCTTTGTAAATGCAAAAGTGTAGTTCTGTTTTGTATACGTTGAAATTTGTAGATTCGAGTTAGAATTGAGGTTATTCCTGTCCCAATATGGATTTGTCGGTGAAGATAAATTGAACTTCCATCCACGTTTTATTCCGATAGGGCTAGAGGGGTCATAAAAATATCCCGTATAACCCTTATGAACAATTGTAAGAAATAGTTCACTCAACGGTCTTTTTTGATTGTCTATTAAAGTTGTAATATCTATATCGTAAGAAGAAGTAACATTATATGCGTTGCTACTTGTTTTTTGGGCAATTGTAGTTATTAGGTTAGGTGTTAGTGAACTAAGTTGTAGTTGTTTTTCTTCCAAGAAAACATTTTTTTCGAAACCCGATTTAGTCATGAGGACATCCTCAACAGATGTAAGTATTTTGTTTTGTCTAACATAATAATCTGAAGTTGTTTCCAAAAGATTATTTGGGTTTATTACTCTTTTGAAAGTACCGACTTTACCAGTATTGAATGTGTTTCCGGTATATCCATAATTGAATATATTAAAAATATATTCGTCTGAGTCAGTCTGACCGTTACCCAAAGAAAACACTTCAAACAAATCCACTCTTCCATACGCAAAGGACAATTTTACATATTCACCAACGGATAATCCATGGGGTGAAATACATTGAAAAGCAATTACATTACTTCCGTTGAACGTTGTGTTTTGAATACTAAATGGAATTCCATCTTTAGCTATCCAACTATTGATTGAAATCAGATTAGTATACAAAACCTGATTTGGATTGTTTTGAAACGCGTAAGAAAAATAATAAGTCCAATTATAGGTATAAGCACTTTTAGCATAAAAATCTAAATGTTGGTCTGTTATATCAGGTCGATAAAAATCAAATTCATAATACTGTGGGAACCCTTTCCATATATTAGTTTGAGTGGATTCGATTGAATTTACGTAATATAAATTATTTTTAAAAGGTGTGTAATTAGTCGTTCCAGTCAGGGTATTTGCATAGAGATAATTTATTTTGAAGGTAGGTCGGTATATTCTTGAGGCTTGTCTTTCAGATTCGAAAACATCTTCCAAAGATATTGTGGCATTCCTATCATATTCAACAATTTGTTGTTGCTTTTCTTCTAACGTAACAGTAATCTTTTGGTCTACTTTAGGTGCAGATTGGTATGATAAGCTAGCCGGTATAATAGTGAATTTATTCATTCGGTAGATATTTTGTTTTAAACAAATCCATAGCACTTTTTCCCTTGAATAATCCGAAATAAAAATGATTAGGTGCTCCAATCATAAATTTGCTTTTCATAGAATTCCAAACGTTCGGGTCATAATTTCCAGATGAGTCCACATTGAAAATGTATCCCCTCTGATAGATATCTAATGATGTATTTGATGGTACAAAGTAATTAGGTGTCGTTAGATTTCTGCGGTTTAAATTTTGATAAGCGGAAGTGATAATGTCTAAACTATCAGTTGCCCAATTGTTTGTTTCACTTCCGAATATTGTGAATATATTTGAAGGTTGATTCAATTGCCATTGGTAAAAAGGAACCTTTTGAGATTTTATACCGTATGGATATGTAATCGGAGGAACAAAAGGATTGGGTCTGAAATTTATGATTCCAGGGGATACAAAATCTTTTGTTTGTAAATCAAACGTTGTAGATGAAAAAAATATTCCCATCAGTGCGTTATCTGCGGTTGTACCGTAAATAACAACGGGGTTTGTATTTACAGGACCAGTACTATCATAAAATTCAGGGGTAAATGGTACCACTCCAATTTCAGAATTTATTGACATCATTTGTGCCAAATCCGCATCAATTCTATTTTTTTGTGGAATTCCTTGGTTTCTACTGAATAAAACGTTTAGAGAATCATTGTTCGTTATCCTTGTCAAAAAAGTCGAATTGGCAATTCTAGAGATTACAAATAAATTAACAATATTGGATGTATCTTGATAACTTGTAGGATTCAAGTTGTTCATCACATAAGCCGCTGTTGAGGGTGTAAACGTTATTTCATCATAAAAAGAATCTTTCATACCCAAATTTATAATCGTAGTAGGAAAAAGAAGATTTCTTTTGTTCATAGGGAATGCTTCCCCTAATGTGGACCTACCGATAAATGAACCAGTAGTTGGTGAACCTAACCAAGGACTACTTCTATAATAAAAATTATTTGTAGAAGTATCGAAATATATCAATTTTCTTGGATATCGTAATTCTTTAACTTTGTTGTCTCTTCCCCACCTTTTTGTTATTTGTATGGGGAATGTGAAAAGACTTCCATTCACCCAATTGTTTGTGAAAGATTGTGCTAAAACACCTCTACACAATCCAAAGAAAAATCTATACCTATAACCCCATTCGTTGAAGTTTCTTATATCTTTACCTAAATCCTTCAGGGGTTTTCTCATGAAAACATAACATCCATTTTCAACATCGTCTTTGGTTGCACAATTTCTGTTCACCCCAAAACTTGTATTATACTTTTCGTAACATCTGAGTGATACCGCGTTTTCACAGTTAAATGAATCTAAAACATTAGTCCACGCTAATTGTCCTTCGATGTCAGGAGGCACAATATCCGCACCCGAGCTAAAACTTACTGTTGATATACCTTGGTCGGTAGTATTTATTATGTACGTACTAAAATTCAAGTTTTGTTGAAGTAGTGCCGGATTGTTGTTAAAACTTGAGCCGTCTAAACCATCTGAGGAGGGTAGTCTATCAGTTCTCATCACGTTAATGTTACCGTTACTAATATTCAAAGGGTTTGTAATCAAACTTGGAAGTAATACCTTCGTGTAGTAAGAAGTAATAACCTCACTAGGTTTATTACCACCCTGAAGATAATAATATGCCGCCCCTGATAAATCTTCATATTGTTCATATTTTTTTACTTTTACTCTTTCAGTGTTCGATGTTGTGAAAAAGTCATTGAACCAAGTAGAACAAATCCCTTGGTATTGTCCATTTATATTCTGAAGTAACATCCTCGGACCTGGGTTCTGAGCATCCAATTGTCCATAATATCCTACCGTTGATGTAGTGAATGCTGAAAAATCGTTGCCAGGTTTGAAAAAGTGAGAGGAATAAAAAATATTATTCTGATTATTATGTTTTTGTACAGAAGTCGTTGTATCCGTATTTTTTTGTATTGGAATATTCAATCTGGTTGATGCGGTTATAACAAAATCATTCTCATTGGGATATCCCAATAGTTTTCCTATACCGTATTTGTTTGTATAGTTTGGTGAATAGGGGTCAACCCCTCTTTGTAATATTAGAATAAATTGTTTATCAAAATCAACAAAAGTTGTAGATACTGGGTAGGTCGATACACTTGTAGAACCCCAACTTCCGCCAGTTCGTCTATTCCAAATGATGTCTGTATCAGAACTGAATATTGTTGGTAGAAGTCCGTTCGTTGTGTTCGGACCCCAAATTTGAACAGCATCACTCACTGTTATTGCAGTTATTACTTGGTAATATTCTAAGTCTGCAGGAAATTTATAATTTGTAATTGTTGAACCTGTGCTTAGTATATAATTTACAGGTGAAGAATTAGTGGTTTGTGAAATTGCATATTCTACAGGATATTGGGAAACTCCAGGATTTATGGAAGTTCCAGAAATTCCATTAGGAAAACCAAAGGCGACCGTAGACCCTGTAGTAGTGAAATTTACATCCTGAGTGAGCGCAATGTCAATGAACGTCAAAAGTGAACCACTGTCAAAGGTTGTTTGACTTACAACCGTAATGGTGTTGTCAAAATGTTGTAGTGCTGAATTTGATGGAAAATCAAAACTTACACTTATCTTATTCAGACCATCGAAGAATTTTTTTCGGGTATTAAAAACATTTATTCTCTCACCAAATGGTAGGTCAGGAGAATAGGAAAAGAATTTGTCATTACCATCAATCAAAGTTACTTCTTCGGGGAAAGTTGTTTTATACCTATCACTAGCCTCATCTCCACCTACCGTACCCATAGCTTGAGAGAAAGACTGCGCAACAATTTGTTGGTCCTCATTCGAATAAATCGACGCTAAGGACTGAAGTATTTTTTCATAATAATAATAACTTGCTGAGAATTGAGTTAAAAGCGAACTTTTATCTCCTCCAATATCAGAATCTGAAAAAGATTCTCCACAAGAACATGTTTGACAATCTGGATAGGTAAGTATTGGTAAGTAAAAACGATTGAAGCTTCTCCTCTTCAAGTTATTCAGAAGTATGTTGAGAAGTATGGCCGAACCCAAAATTTTTCCTCCGAGTATAATAAATTTAGTAGCCTTTTGTATTACAATAAAAGAACCTCCCGTAAAAAACTGAGTTCCTGCAAATAGTAATTCTATGAGACCAATTGCAATCAGAGCGCCACCCAAAGTATAAAGGACAGTCAAAACAGTATTTTTAAAATCCACCATGAAATTCCAAAGCGCTGCAATCAAATGATATGCAATCAAAAGAGGTATTGAAATTATTTGAAGAACTTGTAGTAGTATGCTATAAATAAAAAACAAAAAGTCGAAATTTCTAAATCCCTCATTTACTGGAAATTTATTCACAGTTTCTTCACACGAATTATTATCAATTTCCTTAACTCCTATAAATTTACCCCTAGCACCATCTTTATATTGGTCTATAAGTGCAGATACAGTATAAACTCGATTGTATTCAAATTCATAGAAAGTATCTTCACAATTTATTATTTGGTCCAATTTATCCACCGCCTGTTGTCCTTGTAAACCGTTTGTATAACCACTCCAATCCAAACCAAAATAATATGAACTATTTAACTGCGGATTTGCAATTCCACTCAGATTAGGGTCTTGTATATTATTTGGCCAACCGAACTCACGAACGTTTGGTATCAAATAATATGCTCTACGGTACTGTTCAGAAGCATTTGAAGATTGTTGCCATTTAATTTTGAACCTATATTTCGATTTAGTTGGGATTCCAATAGTTGGGTCGTATGAAATTATTCTTTCTCCAAACTCATTTGTAACAAGGTACTCCAAATTCATCGGGAGCTCGATGAGCCAAGCACCGTTATCATCAATCACATTACCATTCTTTTCGATATCGTATCTTTCTAAAAATGGATTTCCACTCAAATCAACTTGGAGTGTTTGTCTTATTGCTATTATTTGTCCTGGTCCTGCTTCCAATTGACACAGGTTTCCAAAATCATCTTTCGGTCTTGAGTTTCTTTTTATTGCATATTGTTCAGAAGTAGAAAATATTGACCCCATGAAAACCGCGGTGGGTTGTATATCAACATTTGCTTCATTTCTTAAATCAAAATCAACTCTGTTTATTGCGATTTGACAAACTGCGGGTTCACCCCATAATGGAGAGACTTCAACGACCTTAGTTAAATTTATTATTTGTGGTAATGAATTCAAATCAGCTGAGGTTCTAAATCTATTCCCCGCCACTTGAGCTTCTGTTGCCAAGCCCATTCTTATTAGGTCTTGTGGGGTAAGAGAAAATTCACCGATGTCTGATAAATCAACATCCATTACTATTGTTTGCTCACCAAGAGGAACACCCATAATCATGTAGTCCCCGCTGTCATTTGTCTTGGCAGTGAGTTTGTAATATTTGTCAAAAATTTCGACTGCGGTCTGTCCCGTAAGCACATCCAATCTGGATGGTAAAGTACCTGTCGCGGCGTGTCCTGTGTATGACGGCTCATAGGGTAGAAGATTATATCTATACCCATCTTCGTTCCTATCACTAGGTGAATTATAAGGGTATATTGAAGATATAATAGGATTAGATTGGTCAAACTGCTCTATGGGTATAAAAACCGCAACCCTTGCATATGGAATACCTAATCCATTATTCGCGGTGACCCTACCGACTACAACACCATAGTCTGCACACAACCTCGAATAAACATCTTGTTGTTGGAGTTTGAGAGAAAGAATCTCTAAGAACTCAAACTCTTGTGTGAGTTCTACGTTTATTGTTTTAGTAATACCAAGTTCGGTCCTTATACGATAAGATTGACCCATCAAATACTTTTATGATAAATAGTTATTGTGGTATTTTTAAAAAAACACACAATCTAATTATACATCATCTTGACTCAAAATAAACTTGTTAGGAGAATGTAATTGTTTGGAAATTCTTTACTGATACCCTGATATCCTTGTTTGGGAATCTAATCTGATAAACTTGGTTGGGTTGTGCAAAAATAGTATCATCAACAGGTTCAATTTGTCTTGTCTCAGGGTCAGAATATCTCATAGACGTTTCTGCTGAGGAATATTGTCCCCCAACTTCGTTGAAAATATCTAATCCTGCAACAGTCAAAACACCATTAGTATTTTGTATTTGACTTCTCAATTCCGACAAATATACATTTTGACCGAGTTGTCTTATCTGAGGATTGAAGTATGTAGAAACTTTATCAATAACCGAAGATATTACCTGTCCTGAATTCTGTGCTGAGTCTAAAACAATTGATATATCTACACTCAAATCAATTACCTCAGCACTGAAAATTGATATGTAATCATTCATCATCCTATAGTTTGATAAATAATTTGCGATGTTTTGTTTCAGGGTGTTCGAAACTATGTTTGTTAGTTTTCCCTGAGTGTCATAAGACAAAATTTGAATGAGTATTTTATTATCGTTTTCTGTAATTGAAACCTTTGCTGGTGCTCCGAATTGGGAAGGCATATTTCTGATTATCGATTCATAATCCTGAACGGTCACAGCTCTTTTCTGAGCTGAGAAATTGAATGACACATAATTACGGATTTCATCCACATTAGGCATGTTAGCTCCTCCAATAGCCGCTGTTACGTTTGTACATCTCAGAGAGTTTACTACAGCAGTATTGATTGTTTCAGACGGACCGTTTACAAAAAATGAAACAGTGCCCACTTGGTTGATTACATTTGTACCAAGATTGGTATTCAACCCACCGCCAACTCTGTATTGAATGAACAATGTTGAATTAGGCTTCAATGCGGCACCTAAGGATATATTGTTTGAATATTTTTGAATATTCAACGTGGTGCCTAATGTAGTAAATTGGTCCAGTGCATCTTGTGCCGTATTAGTACCACCACCAAATGTCAACTTCTTAAAACCTTCAGAAGTATACTCACTCATAAATCTATTTTGAGTTTGTATATATCTTCCAACTTTTATTCCTGGTTGGTCTGAGACTTTGGTTGGGTCCTCTACAAACACTCTATCTTCAGCAAGAGCATCAACCTCGTACCATCTATTAGCTGCGCCAAGAAATTCGGCTGTTGTTGGAATGTTAGTGTATTGTGTTCCATCTTTAAGAAGCACGCTTGTTATACCTAAAACATTTTTTTCAGGTAAAAACAATTCAAAGAATGGCTTAACATCACTTGGTGTAATTACCCTTTTGAATACTTTGGTAATACCGTTTACAACTATTTCTCTTTTAGTAATAGTATAGTTTATGAGAATTCCATTCGTATTGAAATTTGGTATTTTGACTCTATTAGGGAAACCTTGAGAATTATAAGGTGATGAAAAATCTATGTCCTCTACATTCTCAAAGACTAATCCCGAACCTATGATTTGTGACCCTCTTACCAATGTGCCTAAGTATCTTTCATCTTCTTTGTCTCCAAATGCTGGAACTGTTATCGAAAAATCAACCAATGAGACTGAAGGTCTCATACCTGGAATTTTCAAACCGTAGGTTCTAGCTATATTGTATATTGAAGTTTTTTGTTGAGCATATTGTAAAACAGTCTCTTGAATACTCCTATCAATATGATAATGTAAGTTATCTGCTACCGCAGCATTCAAGTCCAAAAAAACAGAAAATACTGATGCGTCGTTGAAATCTTGAATCAGTTCAGGGTAATAAGTTCTTACATAGTTTTGGAGTTCAACCCTAATTGACGCAAAGTCCCTTGACGTATATGATATTTGACGGTTAGCCATTATTTTTAAATATTGATAATTATAAAATCACTTTCGGCAAATGTTTGAGCATTTGTCGAATAATCTATTTTTATTTTTGCAGTATATTCTGAAGTACCTTTTCCTGGTAATCTATAAACATCATAAAGTCTGGCAGTTTCATCTGCAGTAATTTGTCCCATTTCCCTATTTACTTCCATAGATTCATCCGCTGGTTCAATCGTAATCTGATTTACCAATAAATTAGGCATAAATCTTTGTATTGCATCTCTAATATCTGACTCAATAGCTTGAAATGTCAAACCATCCAAAGGCTCAAAAACAAATTCATATATTCTTGTTCCAAATTCAGGTAAATAGTAACGCGACCCCTTCCTTGTCAAAATAAGATGAATTAAATCTGCCCTTATCTGTTGAGACGTATATTCAGTTAATTCAAGAAAGTCTCCTCTAAAAGAATCATTGAATGGGAATTTTATACCATAGGTTGTTCCGTCTGCCATATCCCATAAATATACTTTGATTATTTTTTTACTAAAGTATTACCTTTTTGTCCTTTTGGAAAATACGGACAGTACCTACATCCCGAACCACAACAATATCCTCTTCTGATATGGTACTCTTCTTTCATAACTTTCATACCATTTTCCACATAAAAATCAGAAGGGAGAAGTTTTAGCTTC